AGGCCGAGCAGGTTCTAGTGTACGCATTGCAGATGAAGCAGAAGTTCTTGAAACTGTTAAACCTAAAGTAGACATCGAAGTTGAAAAGCCAGATGCCGATGCTGAAAAGTTAATCGCTGATGAAGCTGCTGCTGAAAAGCTAGTTGCTGATGAGTTAGCTGCTAAGGAAGTTACAGTTGCTGATGAACTTGTACTTGCACAAACAGAAAACGCTACTCTTACAGTTAAGTTAAATCTTGCTGATGCTAAGGTAGTTGAACTAACAGATACACTTGAAGCTAATGTAGCAGACAAAGTTGAAGTTGTTCTTAAGGCAATCGAACTAACAGACATGACAGACTTCTCTGGTAAGACAGTGATGGAAATTCGTGCTATGGTTGTTGCCGACATTATGCCTACGCTGAACCTTGAAGGTAAAGACGATGCATACGTTACTGCTTGCTACGATATGTTGTGCACAGATGCAACTAGTGAGTCCCCAATGAGTAAACTTTTACGTAAGGAAATTGTTGCAGTCAAGGTACTTGATAGTGCTACTGCTAAAGACCCTGTAAAGGTTGCTCGTCAGAAAATGATTGACAGACAGAAAACTCAGTCAGTTTAAATAACATAACCCTTAAAGGAAATTAATAATGCCTATTCAAGATTTTAATATCTATACTGCTAACGGTTACGCTGGTGACTTGGTAGATTCTGGCCCACGCGTAGTTCAGACTGGCGTACTTACAACTGCTGCTATCGGTTACGGTATTGGTATGCAACGTGATGCTGCTGTTGAACGTGGTGCAAAACCTGGAGCTGCTGCTAACGTGTATGCAATCTCACAACGTGAATTGAACCATGAAGCAACTAACAAACCTTCTGATGGTGCTACTCAGTACAATGTTACTGAATCTGTATCTATGATTCGTGAAGGTTACTTGTACATCGAACTTGGTGCTGGTGCTGCTGGTATTACTGCTGGTGAAGCTCTCCATGTAGTTGAAGCTACTGGTGTGTTTAACAAAGACACTATCGCTGCTGGTACTGTTGCTTGTACTAACATATTTGCTGAAGAAACTGGTGTCGTTGGTGACATCATCAAAGTACGTATCGACATCGTATAATAACTAACTCTTAACTGATGGGCTACACTAATGTAGTCTGTCTCTTATAATTTTAAAGGAAACTTAATAATGTCTAAAATTTGTAATGTCGCAGTAATCGACGAAGACACTGGCTTACCTACTGGTGCAATGGAAGAAGTCCTTATGACTGATGCTGTTGAGAGCTTAGTAAATCAGGGTATCTTCTTGAACGACGATGAAGGCTTGTTCTTCCAACGTCAACTTGAGTATATTCAGGCACAGAGCTTTGATGTATTGTACCCAGAGTTAATGGGTCGTCAGGTCTTCGGTGTTAACACTGAAGGTGGTGAAGGTATTAACCAAATCACTTATCGCTCATACGACAAACGTGGTGAGACTGCTATCATAGCAGGTAAAGCCACTGACTTGCCTCGTGGTGACATCTCTGGTAAAGAGTACACTATCGATGGACGTACACTTGGTAATGCATGCGGTTACTCTGGTCAGGAACGTGGAGCTGCTAAGCTGACTGGTATGCCTCTTGAGCAACGTAAAGCTGATGCTACTCGTCGTTCATACGAAGAGAAAGTAAATCAGATTATCTGGTTCGGCTCTGCTGCTGATAAGCTACATGGCTTCTTCGCTGGCCCCGCTGGTGCAGGTGATGGAAACCCTTGGGAAAACGTAACTAGTACTGTTGTAGCTGCTGCTGCCGGTGGTGGTAACTCTACAGTCTGGGGTGTTGATAAGACTCCTGATGAAGTTATCGCTGACTTAACAGGTGCTTGTGTACAGATGTATTCTGACACCAAGAAATTGTTCAGTCCTAACACTATCCTGTTATCTGTTGAGAAGAAACAGTACCTCATGAATACGCCTCGTTCTATTCATAGTGACATCTCAATCATGAACTGGTTCATAGCTAACAACGCTTTCATCAAGTCTGCTGATGACTTCAAAGACATCAACGAACTTGCTGGTATCTATTCAGCAAATGGCACTGATGCATTTGACCCTGATGGTGGCTTAGTAGAAGGCTTCACTGTTCTTGCTAACAGTCTTGAGAATGTTCGTATCCGCGAACCTTTCCCTTACGTACACTTACCTGTACAGTACAAAGGTCTTGAGTTTGAGATAAACTGTTACGGTCGCTTTGCTGGCACTGAAATGATTCGTCCAGCTGCTGTACAGCACTTCCACAACATCTAATAGCTAAAGGTGTAGGTCATGATTCAGTTGATAAAATTGGCCTTTAAGCAACCTATGCAAGCTATGGTCATAGCCCTGTGTCTTGGTGTAACAACCATGCACATGGGGCTTATGTCTGTTGGTGTAGCTATCGCTGACTTGGAAGTTAAGTCAGAGGTACATGCTAACATAGGTAAGCAGGTCATACTGATAATGGAAATGCTTATCAGGAATGAACAAACAGTACTGTATCTTAAGAAAGATGCAGAACATTTAAGAGAAGGACAGAAGAGAATGTTAGACCACATAGCTAACACAACTCACTACCCTAACTAACGGAGAAGAAAGAATGAGAGTACGTAATAATTTAAAGAAAAATATTGGTGTAATTGCTAAGAGCACAGGTGTAGGTTTACCTCCACGTATATTAATTCCAGCTGGCTCTACGCTAGAACTGGATGATGAGTTCTGGACAGCTAACTTTGCTGAACCTGCACAAAGCTCTATTGATAGCAAGGCACTAACTATTGTTAAAGCTGTAGTACTATCTAAAGATGAAGAAGCTGCTATTAAATCTGCCAAGCTAGAAGAAGCTCGTGCACTTATTGCTGCTGCTGAAGCCGATGAAGATTCAGAGTTTGACTTTGAAGAAGCTGAAGTTGTTGAAGCAGTTGTAATCGAACCAGCTGATGTTGACGGTGTTGATGCAGTTATCGTAGTTGCTGATGAAGATGCAACTGACATTGTACTTGCTAACGAAGTTGATTCTTCTGAAGCTGAATAATTAAAGGTGAACTATGAGTACTGTAGCAAAATTCCATACGAGATTTCCTGAGTTCTGTGATGAAGATGATGACCGAGTTCAGTTGTTTCTGGATGACTGCTCACTACTCATGGGAACTCCTGAAAGGTGGTTAGACTTCTTTGATGTAGCACACGAATACTTCACAGCACATTACATGATTGTAGCTAACGCTCAAGAGTCAGGTGATTCTGGTGTACTTGCTCCTATAAGGAAACAAGAAGTAGATGACGTTATCATTGAACAAGCCATAGCTGAATCTCAACCAACCTTCGATGAACTGCAAAGTACATCTTATGGTAAACGATTCTGGCAGTACCGAAAGATTTGTTTCGTAGGTATCTATGGAGTCTAAGGAGTAAACTCTATGACAATGCAAATGCAACGAGCATTCAATAGTAGGATGCTTACTAAGATGGTAAGGTATAGTATACCTGAAGGAAGCTATGATGCAAATAACAATTGGGTCGAAGCTAAACCTACAAAGAGTTTTGTCTTTGGAGTAATTAAAGCTGGTAATAAATTCTCTCAGTTCGAGGAAGGTATTGCTATGATTAATGAAGATGGTGGTATACGTAATAGTGACTACAGAAGTTTATACATAACTGACAAATATCCAATAGTGATAGGTGACAAAGTAGGCTTCAAAGGAAAGTATTATAACATACTACAGGAATCTGATGAGGATGTGTTTGGATTTAATTCATTCATCATCGAGAAATCGGAGAACTGGACACCATGAGACAAGACGTACAAGCACTACAAGACTTCATCGACCTAATGGTTGGTGTAGATAAATTTTCATATCCCGCAAGACAGAACAACTCAAAGAAACCTGCCGACGAGTTTGCACACATAAGACTTTTGGAAGAGTACCAAGTTGGTATACCTAACCAGAAAATTAAGTCGCAAACAGATGACCAAACTATTTACCGCACCCTTAGTCCCTCAAGACTTAGGTTTAGGGTTGGTGTGGTTGATACTGACGGTGCTGCACAAGTTAAGATTATGCATGGCTGGACTTCAGAAGCAATGAAGCAACTCATGATAACAACTGGCTATGGTTTTATAAATTGTCATCCTCTATCCGTAGAAGATGCTAAACTTGAAAAGGAATGGGAATTAAGAACAGGGTTCTCTATAGAACTCTACGTAACACGCGCAAGTGAAGAGACTGTGGATAACATTACTGGTATGAGTATCGATATGGTATACTACGCTAGTGATGTAGACACTCACTCTGAAACTTATAATATAAATAATATATAGGAACAATTATGTCGATTGAAATAACTGAATTCGCTGATGTCTCTATCTCTGTATCTCCTGTTGGAGTGCAAGGTGGTAACTTTGGCATACTTGGTTTCCTTACTAAATTTTCTGATTTAGCAGATAATGTTATCACACCAGCTGAACGTGCTCGTGCTTACACAAGCCTTGCAAGTGTTGGTGGTGACTGGCAGACTGGCTCAGAAGTTTATAAGGCTGCTACTGCATTCTATGCACAGACTCCTACACCTACTGACTTCGTAGTTCTTATGAATTATGATACCGCACAGGAAGCACAACTTGTTGGTGGTGGTCATGATATACTAACTGACTTAGTATCTATCACAACTGGTACTCTTGACTTAACAATTGATGGTACTGCTGTCAATGTAACAGGTCTTGATTTCTCTGGTGCTGCTGACTTGGATGCTGTAGCAACTCTTATTACTACAAAGATTAATGCAGAGTACGTTGGTTCTGTTTGTACTAGTACTGCTTACGGTTTTGTAATAACTGGTGTAATTGCTAGTTCATCTGGTACAATAACTTTCGCAACTGGCACAGCTGCTGCTGCTCTCGGCTTAGAATCTTATCAGGCTAAAGTAAGTGACGGTGTTGATGTTGAAACTCCAATTGATTCATTAGCTGTTGCATTGACAATGGGTATTGAGTTTATTGGTCTAGTTACTCACAAAGATTTCCGTGATGTCCTTGCTGGTTCTGAAGGTGAGACTACTTTAGAAATAGCTAACTGGGCAGAAGCTGCTAAGAAAATATTCTGTAACACTTCAAATGATTTGTCTACACTTGGTACTTTGGAAACTTGTATCGCTTCACTTATTAAGCTGAACACACTACGCTTCAGCTTAACTACGTTTAGCAAGAACCCTAACCTCTATCCTTCTGCATCTGTATTTGGTCGTGCTGCTTCTGTGAACTTCACAGCTATTGGTTCTACTATTACACTTAACCTTAAGACAATGCCTACAATCACAGCTGAAGATTTAACACCAGCTGAGTTCGGTAATCTTACTGCTAAGTACTGTTCAGCTGTTGTACAGATTGGTAAGTCAGTAAATGCTTACACAAGTTCTCGTAGGGGTTCAGGCTCATGGCTTGACACTACTCACGGTTTACTGTGGTTAGAGAATCGCTGTGAAGTTGATATGTTTAACTTACTGTATCAGTCTCCTACTAAAGTTCCTTTCACACAGACAGGTATTAATATTACTGCTGCAACTCTTGACCGTTCACTACAGGCTGCTGTTCGCAATGGCTTGTGTGCTCCAGGATTCTTGTCAGATGGTACTTACTTACCTGAAGGTTACATCATTGAGTCTTTGACTTTAGCTGAAGTGCCTAGTGGTGATAAGGGTAATCGTGTCTTCAATGGTCATTCATTTAAGATGGTTGGTGCTGGTGCGTTACATGAAGTAAACGTATCTGGCTCTTTCTCAGAGTAATGTCTACAGAGACAATTTAATAGCGAGGAGCTAATATGTATCAATACAGTTTTGCCAATGTAGACCTTGTACTTGACGTACCGGATGCTGCTGGAACATACACCAGCCATGACATCAAAGGTTTTGGCACAGGCGAAGGTCTGATTAACATAGTACGTAGAGCACCAATAGCAACGACTCAGTTCGGTGCTTACGGTGACATGGTAGTATCAATGCAACGAATCAGAGCTGGTGACTTATCGTTCCCAGTACTGATGAATGCACCTGAGAATAAAATTCTTCAGGACTACGCAAACTACTTCCAAGCACAAGCAGATGCTGACGGTGCACTCATCTATCCTATACAGGCTAAGATGACAGACAACATGGGTAAGGATGAAGCTGTCCTTTCTAATGGTGTTGTCCTTGCAATGCCAGCCATGCAACGTGGTCAGACAATGAATGTTGTCAATTGGGTAGTAACATTTGAGAGAGTAGTCTTCACACGTGAGAACGGTGATGACCTTGCTCAACTTTAAGTAAACCTATAAGTAGCCTGTCCCTTTAATTAGGGATGGGCTATTTTGTTTTGGAGAATTATTATGGCTGGATATGCAGCAAAATTAAAAGACGGTAGAGAAATATACATTCCAAGTTGGCCCGTAGATGTGGCACTTGAGAATCTAGCCAGTGCTGGAAAGTACCTTGGCTCAGAAAATGTAATTAACATCTCAGAATTAAACATGGCTTCTGTAATAGTGGCTATAATGAAATCAGAAGTCCCTGCAAAGACAGCGGAACTGGTAGCACACTTTGTGTGTAGTGTACGTATCGATGGTAGCAAAATAGAACCAGCCACAGTTAATACAATGTTCGCTGATGATTTAAAAGGTGTAGCAGAAATGTTTGCACATGTTATACACGCGCAGTACGCAGATTTTTTCGAATCAGGCTTAGTAAAGGAACACTCCCCAGTCAAATAGATTCTGGAGAGCAAACTCTTCTACCTTTGGACTACAACACAATCTATCCAGAGTTGAATGGTTACTTAATTAAGCCACTACTTAACGACCCTCCACTTTGCATGTTACGTGAACTGCAAGATGGTACTTATACAATTAAAGACTTGGAAGTAATGCATCAAGTTATAGAAATTAAACAACACATGAAGCCTTCACAGGTTTCTTCTCCTCCCTAAAAGGGAATCGGAGGCTTATTCTTATTGGAGGTTACTATGCCTAAAGGTGATGGTTTTGGAGCAGGTCTTGGTGGACAAGGTGAAGATGATTACACCTACACTAACCAAGAGCACTCAGCTGGATATGAAGACGAACTATCTGCTGAAGATTTAATAGCTACGCATAGTGCCTTAACTATGGGCAATGTTAATGCCGAAGTAACTGCTGAACAATTAATAGAAGCACACAAGGCAGAGCATGGTGATGCATATGGTACAGGTGGCGCAAGGTCTCCTGACCTACAGCTTCACAGGTTTGCTAGTATGGAACCTAGACAGATGCACCTTGCACATGAATGGCTGACCGGCAACTACGTCCACCAATCAAAGAGGGGTGAACAGATAGGTGAAGCCTTAGAAGAGTTCAGAAGCGTTACTGGAGTGTCTGATGCTGAAATGGCACAGAGATTCAAAAGCGAACTGAGAAGGACTGGCTACTTCGACTACACAGGCGAGGTTCCAAAGGATGCCACTTATACGGCTCCTAGTGGCTCACAGGACACGAACATCGTTTTGAGTATGATGGGCAGGACAGCTAAGAATTATGAGGAGGCTGGAGCTGGTGGGAGACTTCTGGGCAATGTAGATGGACAGAATGTAGGTGAATCTGCTGAAGGTCTTATAAGTGCTACCTCCTTCGTTAGGGAGTTTGCAGCAAAACTGATTGACCCTAGAGTTGCAGTTGGTGGAGTCAAGTATGGTTCTATCATGGGTGACTTAGAGACAGCTATCATTAACCAGATGGTAACAAGCACTGGGTATCGTGGACAGTCAAGTACTGTACCACTTCCCAACGAGCTTCCCATTGATGGTTTAATACCCACTATCGGTAATGACCGTAATCCACAAGGTACTCCATTTACAAATTTAGGTTATGATGTTGCACTACAACAAGGTCAACTTGATGCAATGGGCGACTTAGCTTTTCTCAAGAAAGCAAACTATGCTGCAACTTACTTTCCTATTGATGGAACTAAGAAGGGTATGGGTGAGGAAGCTTGGGAGAAGAGAAAGGATATTGCAAGTGGTGACTTCACAGAGTTTAGTGAAATGTACTACGATGTTGCTCAAGTGTTTAAAGCTCAATTTGTTGATGCCGGTGATGAGATTTATGGTAATGCTAAAACTTCACAGGCATGGAGAGCACAAAGTCAAGAGTATGATGCTCAAGCAGTAGTACGTGAAAGAATAAGTTTCTTAGGTTTAGCATGGGATGACTCTGCTGATACTCAAGGTATAGCACCAGAAACTCCTTATGACATTTTACACACTGGTAATAAATTACCTACGGACTTTAAAGATAAAACTTTTGCACCAGCTGGACAGAGAGTTACAGGTTCACAAAACATGAACTACGGTCACAATGTTGGCTTATCCTCTAGTGCAGATTTTGAACAAAGAGTTGTAGACTTGATGTACCCTGAAGGTGTTCTTGGTTTAGATACTAAGACAGCTATGAATATGGATGATGCTATTGAATTAGTTTACCAAGGTGAAGAAGAACTGGACAGAAACCTTACAGGTCTGGTTACAGATAGGGATATTTATTTATCTGGTTCAAGGGATAGAAATATTCAGGGAAGTCAAGCATGGAAAGCAGAACGTAAAGGTACTGTGTCTGCATCTATGGCAAGCTTACTAAGTTCAAAAGATGGTATTGCTAAAATGGCTACCAATCTTGCGAGACAAGGTTTCAACTATGTACCTCAGTATGGTGCAGATGGTGGCTTCCAAGAGTTTGGCTTTACTGGTACGGATGCATCTGCAAAAGGTAACAGGAGAGAGAAGGCAACTAAAGAAGCTTTCCTTGCAACTGTTGGCTCTAACTTAAACTATGAAGAAGCTTTCTTTGAAACAAATAAGGACTTGCCCGGATTGGGTGCTTCACCTGATGGAAGATTGTTTAACCCTGATGGTTCATCGGCTGGCTTGTTAGAGCTAAAAACTTTACAGGACTCAACCTACAAAGGTTCAACTAAAAAGTACTACGACCAGATGCAATTGCAAATGGCTGTCACTGGTGAGAAGCAAGTACACTTCTTTGCGCGTAACCAATATGGTGAAGCTGGTGACTACGAATATAACGTAGTTGAATACGATGCTGAAAGAGCTGAAGAGTTAATTGAAATGGCTAATACCGCACAGGAAATATCTGGTGGTATAACAACTAGAAAGGAGATGAATCAATTGCAAAGTATAATTCAAGCAAACAAAAGTAAAAGACGTTCATCTTCACAACCTGCTGTTGAAGGAACTACGTTTGATGATAAACAAGTAGATGAAACTGGAGAGGAAGTTGCAGCATTTAAAGCAACACCTGCTGAGTCATCTAAAGGTAAGAGTGAAGGTAAAACAATACTTGATAAGATGCTTAGTAGCAAAACTACTGATGCCTCACAACCTGACCAAGAAGAGTTAAGTCTGAAGAAGATTGAAGCTAGTCTTAAAGAAACACAACAGAAACAGAAAGGTACTGTTGGTATTAGCGCAAGTGGTAAGAGTCATGATGACCCACTAAATGCAAGTACTGGTGCACTGGCTGACATGCTTCGTAAAGAAGAACAGCAAGAGCTTGCCAAAGCTGCTAAGGGTGGTGGTGATGGTAAAGGTGTAGAAGCTAATGAGAATTTAGCTGAGTCTTCTTTCCATGCTGCTAAGATGATAAATCACTTTGCTGCTGTAGCTCAGAAAGCTGCATCGATACTTAAAGGTATTGGTGGTGGTCTTACTGGTGCAACTGAAGATGTACTTGACGAAGGCAGACTTGCTGCTCGTGTTGGTATGACTGCTGAAGAACTTCGTGGTACTCGCGTAACACTTAGGGAAGCACAACTTACAGACAAGCAAATAAACGAAGTAGTTTCTGGTGCTGGCGAATTAGTGTCAACATTAGATACTGACTTAGGTGTTGCCGGTTTCGTTGAAAGTACTATTGTTCCTTTACATGCACTCAAAGCTAAACATCCTGAGTTAACTGACATGCCTATTGGTGATGTCACTGACTGGCAAGGACTTGATAACCAAGGCGTACAAGCTAAGGTTCAGGGTATGATGAGGGGTCTTACTCCAGCACTAAGAAAAGCTGTTGGCGATAGACTACCTGCTGGTATTAGGGAATTAGCATTTGCTGCTGATGTAACAACTGGTGAGAAACTCAATGGTGCTATCGATAGTGAAATAGATATTGCTGGTGGCAGAAGAGTAGCTGGTGGTGCATATGAAGTTCAACGACTAGCTCAAGTAGTAAACGAAAGAGCTGCGACTACAACAAGAGCTGCTGGTATACTTGGTGAGACCGCTACAACAATTGGAGATAACTTCAGTGTAGAAGGACTTGTAAGTTTCGGTACTAAGTTGCTTGCCATTGGTGGTGAAGAGGCTGCCATAGGTGCTGCTAAGTATGTAGGTGGTGGTGATATACACCAAGTTGCTAATCCTGATAGGATAGAGGCACTTAAACCTTCACAGGCAATAATGCAAACCTCCAAAGGTTCTACTAACTTTGATAAGTATGATTCACATAAAACAAGTTTACCTTCAGCTGGAATTGGCCCGATACAATCTGGTGCTGAATCTAAAGAAGATGCTAAGATAAACAATGTTCAGAACTTTGAAGTCAAGGTAACTCTTGGTGAGAAGGATGAAGTTGAAATTATTGAAGATGGTGAAACTAAACTTATGACAACAGGAGACTAACTATGGCTATGATAAAGTTCGGGCAGTATGTTAGAATCGAAGTTGTCTCAAAAGATAAAGCTGAGAAGTTTACATCGGATAGTTTAAGGATAGACTTTGACATAAGGAATGTGTCAGAGTTTGTCAGAGCTAAGATTGATATTTATAATCTTACTTCCGAGACAGCTGGTGCTATAATGAATGGTGAAAACTATGTGTCTATTATTACTTCCTTGCATGGAGGCGAGGAGGTTACTATAGCTAGTAATCTTTATATTAGTAATGCAGTAAATGAAACTAAGTTACCAAACAACATTACTTCTTTATTTTGTTTCTCCTCTGTAAAGAAATCCTTTTTAGAATTTCAATTAAAGGATGTGCAGGTTAAGAACGCATCACTAAAGAATTGCATAGATGCAGTTGTGGCAAAATCAAAGTTCGAAGGAAATGTTCTATACAGACAATTTCCTGAAGGCTGGATAAGTAAAGCACCAGTTAAACCTGTTGCTAAACTAGAAGGTTCTGTGCAGTCATGTTTAAGAATTCTTGGTAATGAGTATAAGTACAACTACTACATTGATGGGGACAACTTAGTGCTGATGCATAAAGTAGAACCGGAGAATGAAAGTGCTACAACATTAAATAAAGATGAGCCTGATGTTAAACTGTCTACAGATAACATGAGGTCAAATCCTAAACTTGGGCCAGCTACTATTAGCTTAGAGTCTAACCTTGACTACTATATCAGGTTACTACAGATACCAAGTGTACCAGACAGTGCACAGAGGTTCTAACTTTACAAAACTTTGGCAGACTAATGCACAAGGAGTAAGTCCAGGAAATAACAGTGGCAAGCAAATGCCTACATCTAAATACAATTGGTTCAAGTGAGGTTTAAATGAGTGTTCCAGATAAAGCTTACATTAAGTTTAAGCTGAACGAAGAAGATGAATACACTGAGATTAGATTTCACTCAGTCATATTCGAAGACCATGAAGTATCAAATGAAATAACTAAGTTTCCTGTTCAATCAGGATTCAATATAAGTAACCACTCCATTAGGCATAACAGGAAAGTTAACTTGTCAGCTATCATCACTAACACACAAATGTTGTTATCTGATGAGTTCCACGAGTACAGTCCTAATAATAACTCCAAAGCAATTACAGAAGTTCTTACTAAGATAGTTCGTGAAGCAGTATCGTGTGTTGTAGTTACTAACCTAACCACATATGAACCTGTTATATTTAACAACTTCAAGACCAAGCAAGCTGAAGGCATGACCGATGCAGTAACTCTGTTGTTGCGTGGCGAAGAAATACAAATAGCTTCTACTATTAATAAGAATGCAGTAGACTTGAAAGTATTTACGGCTGTACCAGATAGTGAACGTGCAGCAAGGTTAGAAGAACTTAGGAAAGCTGGTTTCAGTATTAATCCAGCAGCGAGCTTATCACAAACAAGTGTTGACCTGTCTACTGGTTTTGCTGTTGCTACTTCTCTGCCTAATGGTACGAATGGTACAATGACATACAATCCAATAGCAAGCAATGCAGCTACTTCGACATTTACAAATGAAGTAAGTATATCGGAAGATGGTACTAAAGCTGGAGCAGCTGATGAAACTGTTGGTGCTACTCCTGATGCAATCATTGCATTACAGAATGGTGCTAATGTGGTTGGTGGATGTTTAGTTGAAAGCACTGTTGGTTTAGCTACTGAGATTGCTGACGATTATCTTACAACTGCTGTTGGTAACTTACGCAGGTCTGCTTACGGTGGACTGTATGAGATACTTGGTGTTAACGGTGACAGAAGTATGGGACAGAGATTACTAGGCATTGGTCTGGACTGTTTCATAGTTGGTGCTACTGCAACATTTAAGAAAGATGAAGATGATAACTTTTTAATAACTGGTGAAGACTTTGACACAGACTTACCTACAGTAGAGGATGCACTTAAAGGTGCTGCTGCTCATGGTGATACACTTGTCAATGGAGTAACTGGTATTGCATCACCAACAACCATAACTAAAATAACTGGTAGTGCTGCTGGCGCACCAGACTTCTTAGGTGACTTGGTAGGAGACTTGTTCTAATGATTAACAATGAACAGTACTCTATCATTTTACCTGCAAGGATTATTAAGTACTATCCAGAAAATCAGACAGCTGATATTTTAGTTTCGGCTGAACGTGTTACACATACATCAAGCAAGTCAAACAACTCTACAAGTAGAAGTGCTATTCTTGGTGTTCCAGTACATACACCTTCCGGTGGTGGATGGGCAATAACCTTTCCAGTTAAAGTTGGTGACACATGTGTAATGCTGTTCAGTCAGATTGGCTACGACCACTGGTTATATGAAAACAAAGATAAGGCTGGAACCTACTTAGGTTTACCTAAGCCACACTTGTCGAGACAGTTCAATGAAGACGATGGTTTTGCTTTCGTTGGTATGAACAGTTTACCACAAGCAGTACCAGACTATCATGCAACTCACTCACAGTGGCGAGGCCCAAATAGTTCCTTGCAAGTTATCTCACTGAACGATGATAAGACCATATCGATTATTAGTGACACGAAGGTAACAGTGACTACACCACAAGTTGAAGTTAACTGTACAGATGCTGTAGTGAATGCAAGTACATCAGTGAAACTTGATACACCTGATACGCACATTACTGGTACGTTGACAGTTGATGGTGCAGTAACTAATAAATCAACAATGGACGTAACTGGTGCAGTAACTCACGGAGCTACAGTTGGAACCACAGGTGTTACTACTACTGGTGGTATTGCTGTTGCTGGTGGAGCTGCTGCTGATATGGGTTCAGGTGCAATGTCAAGTACAGGTACAATGTCAGTAAATGGTGTTGACTTAGAAACACATGTACATGCTGGTGACGGTGGTACTGGTTCTGGTGCAGATACTGGCCCACCTTTATAGGAGATGTAAATGCAATTAGCTTTAGACAATGACACACATGACCTCATCTTAAAAGATGGTGGTGGAGTGGAGAGAGTCACTGATGGTAGATATGTTGTCCAGCTAGTAAAGAGTAGACTGCTCACCGGTTTTGGTGAGTGGTTGCTCAACCCTAGTCTTGGATGGATAGATTTAAGTGACTACAAAAAGAATCCTGACTTGTTTCATATAGAATTGAAAGCAAGACAGATAATATTAAGTACACCTAACGTGAACACTATTGATGAGTTCACAATGGTACTGTCTAAAAGAATTTTAAATATTTCTTTTAAGGCAACTACTGTGTTCGGTGTAATAGATTTAACAATCCCTTGGGGAGGTACTACATAATGTCAGGTTTAACTACTGAAGGTTTCACACCAGAAACTTATGATGACATAACAGATAGAATAAAAGCGAAGTTAGAAGTGCTATCTCCAGGATTTGACTTTAGTGATGAGTCTGTAGATGGTCAACTATTAGGAATAATGGGATTCGAACTGTCACAGGCATGGGAAGAACTTGGTGTAGTTTATCGAGCGTATGACCCATCACAAGCCACAGGAGCTGCTCTAAGGAACTTGGGCATGATTTCAGGGCAAGTGTTCGGCTCTGCTACTCGCAGCCAAGCTACGGTCACGCTAGACGGTACAGCAACTACTTTTGTCCCTGCTGGTTCACTGGTAACGGATGCAGATGGAAACGAGTTCGAAACTCAATATGATGCTAAAGTACCAAGTTCAGTTCTATGCGTTGCTGTGCTCTCAGGAGTCATTACAGTTGATGCTGGTACACTTACTACTGCTAAGACAGTAATAGCTGGCTGGACAGGCGTAACGCAAGCCTTAGATGGTCGAGTAGGTGATACTGCTCAGACAGAATCGGCATATCGAAACGTCCGAAATAGAACAGTGTTAAGGAACTACACCAGTGTCGATGATGTCATGTCAGCCCGACTCTATGAGCTAGGTTTAGAACAAGTAACGGTAGTCAGCAATGAAACTGGCTCTACCTTACCAGACGGTACACCTACTAAACAGATTCACGTATTGGTCAGTCCAAATGTGGTAATACCAGATGAGGATATAGCTAGGGTAATACTAAATACTAAGCCACCAGCTACAACGACATTCGGAGCTACTACTGTAGTCCTTGATGACTCGCAGGGTGTGTCACATACAATTAAATTTACAGAAGCCGTAGAGGTTCCTATATTTATAAGTGTAGACGTTACTTACCTTGACAGTGACAATGCTGGTTCTAAGGAGTTAATCGAGCAAGCTTTGATTGACCACATTAATAGCTTAGGTGTTAGCGAAGATGTTAGCTACTCAAGACTGTTTGGTTTAATTACACCTTATGGTAAAGCGGAAGTTAATGCACTTACAATTGGCTTTGCATCTACTCCTACTGGAACTATCAACTTAACTATTGATGACGATGAGGCAGCAAGCACAATACTGGCTAATGTAATTGTAACGGAGACTTAATATGGCTATACATATTTCACAGACTGACAAAGGTAATGAGATTCTAAACGGTCTCTTACTTAGGCAGTATCACGAGTCTCCAAACTTGCTACAGTACTTTGCAGCTTACATCGATGAGATGGACTTACTCTTTAAAACTATTGAGGATGTCCACTTTGGCAGATTACTAGATTATGCAATTGGTGAACAGTTGGATGTAATCGGAAGGATATTACAACAGACAAGAGATGTTGTACTTCCGACAATCTGGTTTGGCTTCGATGGTGCTTCACCTATTGATGGTTTTGCTCCTGAAGCAGACCCAACAGAAGGTGGTGTATTCCTTAGTGAGTCACAAGCCGGTGTCTCTTCAGCTCCTCTGACGGATGAAGAGTACAGAAAGCTTTTGAAGTGCAAGGGTTCTATTATGAACAGTGAAGATGCTGGCATAGAAACTATGTACAGTGCATTCGCAGCCTTGCTTGGTTTTATACCAGCTACGTTCCAGCTTACTGCTCCAGTCAATCAGGAGTTAACATTAACCCTATCTGATATTGATACTACTACAAGAGAGAACCAGTTGATAATTTACACAGCTGATAAGTTCCTTGTACCTGCCGGTACAGTATTCAATACAGTTTTAGTTTAAGGAGTCAATATGACCTCACAAGTAAACTTAGAAAGAATATGGGCCAGCACTGGCTCAATGACAGACCCACTTGATGTCAACTATGACCAAGGGTGGATAAGCGAGATACCTACATTTGAAGAGATGAACTATGTACTCAATGCTATTGACAATAATATATTAGTTATAGCTGAAAGTGGTATCTTTGACTGGCAGAGTGATATAAATTACAAAGCTGGCACTTCGGTAAGAAGTGGAGTCAACACTTACTTCTGTAAGGCTAATAACATAAATCAATTACCAGCCTTAGATACGACAGGTAACTACTGGGTACTTGGTACTATATATGGTGGAGCAGCTACATCTTTGCTATTAAAGAATGGTGTTAAAACTGTTGACATCAACCCACGAGCTTCTGGTAATGTTTGGGATGGTTCTGATTATACTATTGAGAATGCATCACCACTAATACAGTTAACAACATCAGGTGCTGGTACAAAGAACTGGGTGTTTGGTAATGTTGCTGGTGAGGTAGTTGTTATTGATGTAGATACTACTACTCAACCTGATGGTCGTGACATCTCTTTAGGTGGGCCAGATACTAAGCGAGTATTTCATGAAGGACACTACCCAACATATCAAGAAGTTGTTGGAGCTATTCCTGACTCAGCTGGTAGTATTGCAAATGATGGTAAGTACTGGGCACGAAGAAACAACAACTGGTTTGAAGTAACAACCACATCTGTTCAGGACGAGCCACCACCACCTGTATTAGGTTTAGGTCAAGGCTGGTTCAACTTAGCTGATGGTCAGCTGTACATTGACATCGATGACGGTAGCTCCTCACAATGGGCACCTGCTAATCCTCCAGTTATACCTACTATATATAAGGCAGAAGATGTATCCTATGATAACTCATCCTCTGGCTTAACCGCAACTAACATGCAAGATGCTATTGATGAACTTGCAGCACTTCACCCTTAAGGAGTAATTTATGATTGACTTTCCGTCAAGTCCAGTAAATGGACAAGCTTATACTTACCCTACTACAGGTGTAAGGTACACATACAAGGACACTGGTGGTGGAACCGGGTTCTGGCAAGTAGTAACTCCAGGAACTTATGGCATAGCTACTGCTGCTGAAATTAACACTGGCACAGAAATTGTTAAGTATGTAACTCCCTTGGAGCTAAAACAGTCTAACTACATGCAAGAGTCTGACTACTCAAGCAATGTTGCAACTGATGCTGAGATTAATACTGGCACAAATGGTAACAAGCATGTAACTCCTCTGGAGCTGAAGCAGTCTGATTATATTGCTATGAATCAAGACAATGCTTCGGTTGCACAGACAGACACTGGCACTGATACTAAGAAGTATGTCACACCAGCTGGCTTGAAAGGTTCCAAGTTTCTATCACATGGAAATGCTACCGATGTGGCTACTGCTTCTGATGTGAATACTGGAACTAATACTTCCAAGTTTATTAACAGTAAGATACTGAAGGACTCAACTTACCTGTCATTAACAAATGATAAGGCACCTGCTTCAACCATTAACACTGGTGCTGATGATACCAAGATTATTACGCCAAAGCAATTGCGTGATTCTACTTATATGTCACAGACAAGTGACTTGGCAAGTTCTGCTAATGTTGATACTGGTACTGCTGATAATAAGTACGTAAGTCCAAAAGGATTGAAAGATTCTAAGTATTTATCAAGCCAGAATGATATTGCAACTGCTTCTCAGATTAACACTGGTACGGATGGTGTTAGGGTTGTAACTCCTGAGTTCTTAAGAGACTCTACTTACTTGTCACTAACAACGGACAAAGCAAGCTCTGCTGAAGTTACTACTGGCTCTAACGATACCAAGATTATAACTCCGGCACAACTTGCTGCTAGTAAGTATAACTCTGAAGGTGTTGTGCAGGTCTATACAGGCACTACAAGCACACAAGTAATAGTACCTGTTGATGTTGATTTCAATAATCTTATGCCAACAACAAGTCGTGGCATAGCTATGTTCAACAGAACTTTCACACCTAAGAAAACAGGAACCTTGTTGAGAGTAGATTGGAATATACCTACAGGTGGTTTCAGTGGTTATGCCTTTGTTGGTATATTTAATAATGCAGGTACTTTAGTAGGTCACTCTAGTACTGCATTGTTTGGTAACAGTGTAGTGTGGATTAACCAAACTGGCTGGTGCTCATTTGCACCTGTAGCTGGTGGTAACAACATAAGGTTGAGGTTGTTTACCTATGGTACTGCATATGAAAGCTACGCCAACCGTACAAGGTCTCCTGCTTATACATGGAACTCTAATGTATTTAGTCAGTGGTCTATATCAGAGTATCACCCATAATAAACTGCCTATCTATCCTTAACCGGATGGGTAGGCATTTTTCGTGGTTGTAAAGAATTCCGACATGTTTGTAAAGAATCTCGACAGTTACACAGGCATCATATATGTGGCTGTTAAGTGTTACTTTGGCATGTTATAGGTAGTTATCTGGCTATGGTGCTGAGAAAAATAAAAAATAATTTATATCTGCCTCTCCCGCTTGGCTGATTTGTGTATATATATAAAGGAGTCTCTTTATGTTCTTTTGTATATCTGAATCAGTTTAACTAATCAATAGGAGTAAGCAATATGTTCTTGTATCATGGCACAACTAAGCTTAATGCTGAATGTGTTATTGATTATCCATTAGCTAAGGCATCAACGAATGGCTTTGGCTTCTACTTAACCAATGACATTGAAGTAGCAAGACAATACGGTTCAAGTGTTGTTTGTTATGAAGTTAGCAATGACTTCACTTGTCAACTTGTTCGACCTTTCAACTATGATGAAGAGAAGTCATATGATGGAAGACTTGAGTTTGTTCTTTCTCAACAGGAAGCAGACAAACTTGTTCTTAACTATTCTATTAACTCAACTATAATCCATTAGGAGTAACCTATGAACACAGTACTAAAGGTTCTAGTCATTGTACTAGCCACTATCACATGTTACACAGCAGCAACAGGTGACATGTCCTACGTAGACACTATCATATCAATGGCTGGTGTATGCACTGTATCATTCATGACACTGTTGGGGTTATCATCATGAGCGACTATCCAGTGTACAAGCACAATGAGGACTACTTCCAATGCATCATTGACATGATTGTGTGTCTTGATAGGCTGGATGATGAGATAAGGGCAGACCCTGCAAATGGTGGTGATGCCTATGGACAGGGATATGAAGTACAAATGGATTTAGACAATGAAATGAACTGTGCAGGTGTCAACCTAGACACACATACTGTAGCACTATAACTTAACTATAACTTAACTATAACTGGAGTAACATTATGAAAGCAATACACGAAGTACTATCTGAAGGCAACATCAACAAGTCTGCTCTACTGTCTACAATGGCAAGTGAGCTGTTTCAGAACAATCTCAACCCACGTATATCACTGATTACTGCTACGGCATACATTGGTGCTATTGAGTACTTGGATGATGAGGAGATGTTCATTGAAGCATTCGTTGATGGTCTGGAAGTGACATCACTGAGCATAACAGGTATCGAAGCAGAAGACATGCCTGATGATGTGATGGATACTACATGTATCATAGCTGCACTACAAGGTGCTAACTACCTAACGGAAGAACACAAGGTAGGTGAAAGATTGATTGAACTGATGGAATTGCGCTCAGAGGCGTACTTACCAGCTTTGGCAGTCGATGGGGTCGAAAGAAGGTTTGGGTATGCACCAACACAATACTCAGCACTGTTCAAGGAAGCAATTCATGCTCTGGAGGACACTAAGTACACTGTAGATGATAGAATGCTATCAATCGCTTTACAGGTGCTTGCTGCTTCCGGTAAAGATGACGAGGAAGGTTATGTGCTACGTGGTTGTGAGAAGATGGACAGCAATGATGCGTATGTGAGTGAGTTCAAGGGTGACAGACGAGGTAGGATGTATCAAGCTTCATGTCATGGGCCAAATGGACAGGCTTCAGACCGTTCAAGAGCCTTGATGGACTTGTATGGTGTGCCAAGGGATTATGATGTTATGACAGCTCTTGACCACTTACGTCATGAAATGGCTGACATGGTATCTGTTGAGGGTGGCAAGGAGCGTAGACAGTTACTTGTTGCTGCAACTGAGCATCCGGTAGAGTTCATACTCAAACATCAAGGTAAGGAGCATGGTGTTAGTAAGCCTTGGTCATTTGTGAAGGCAGCTAAGATATTCTTGGACTTAGTAGAGTATCGTGATGCTGGAACAGATGGTAGACAGGTAGAGAAGCCTTACATAGGCATGGCATTTGGCTTAGATGCTAAGTGTTCTGGGCCTCAGTTGGGTGCTCTGATGGTAGGAGATGGTGATTTAGCTGCTGCTTGTGGGTTTAGCATGAAGGAGATAGATGATGCCTACATTCGTGCAATAGGCGAGTGTGATAAGGCTGGATTTCACAATCTAACCAGAAATGACATCAAGAAGCCTTTCATGGGTATCTTCTATGGTCAAGGTAAGGATGCATTCATGCTACCTGATGATATGAGTGTTGCATTATGGACAAGCATACATGGTGAGACCATCATAGGTAACAGTAAGAGAGCTGAAGAGTTCCACAAGGCAGTAACTGCATCGTTCGGTGCTAAGATGATTGCAGTAAGGGAAGCAATGAGGTCTTACATGGGTAAGATTGAAGGCAAGGTTAGTCACTACTTACCTGATGGATTTAGGGTAGCAATGAACTATAAGATGAAAGTAAACATCTTGGGTGAATTGATGGAGTATGACACTCCTAAGTTTGATGTTAGACTAAGAAACAACGTAGAAGCGTATAAATTCATCAATATGCAGATGAACACCAAGGAAGTACATACTGGTGACTTTGCAAGGAATGGCTTCGTTAACATGGTTCAGGGAGTGGATGGACTGATTGCAAGGCTGATTGTAGTACATCTTAAGAGATTAGGTGCACAACACATCATTGCTGTCCATGATTGCTTCCGAGTCAACGTAAAGGACATGGAGTTGCTAAAGGCTGCTATTAAAGAGGCTTATAGGGATTTATTCGGTAGCTACATAAACACAGCTACTGAGGACTTACCGAAGGGTCAGGACATACTAGGCTTGTACTTTGATGGTATTAACGACCAACTGAAGAATATTGATGATGCTATTGATATTAGTCAGTTCTTCACCAGTGGTAAGCGTAGACTTCAGAAGATACATGGTGAGAAGCTTAACCATCTCATCAGTGCTCTTGGAACTACATACTACTTTGATAAATAGGAGGTAACATGAAAGAGACAACATGTTAGGTGACTAACCAGTAATGAGGGCTACAGCCCGATAACATCATCCAAAGCTAATAGTTAACCCAGTCTGCTGCGTTCCGTCCTTTGGCAAGCATAACCATAGCACTAACTTAACCTAATGACCAGAGGACAGACTTCAGGAGGTCTCGT